AATTCTATATAACAGAAAAGGTAACTTTGACAGGGTTATGGCATTTATGCAGGTTATGTTCCAATGTCAAGAAGAAGAATTGGGTAAAGATTATTCCACTTCTGAAAATAAAAAAGTAAAAAGTGTAATGGCTGCACTTGATAGAATGTTTAAAAGAAATTAATAACAATGGGTGAAAGTATTTTTAATAATACACAAAGATTAACTAGAGCTCAGAAAGAAGCAAATGATAAGAAATGGTTTAAAGATCAATTAAGATCTTTAAACAAAATATCATTCTCTACAGGAAGTATGTTTGGATTAACAAATTTAGGTAGAGGTATTTCTGATTATAGAAGAATGAAAGTTAATTATGATTTATTTAATAATGTAATTAACAAAGCAGATTTTGAGCATGTATGTTATCCTTTTGGTAAAGAAGCAGGAGAGCTTCCAGCAGACTTTACAAATAAAGATATTATTTCAGGTAAGATTAAAGCTTTACTTGGGATGGAAATGAGGAGACCTTTCTCTTGGAAAGTTGTAGCTACTAATCCAGAAGCAACTACTAGAAAAGAAGAGGAAGAGTTTTCTAAATTAAAAGATTTTGTAGTAAATTCTATTATAGCTCCTATTAAGCAAAAGATTGAGATAGAGCAAGCTCAAGCTACTAAAGGACAAGATTTAACTACAGAAGAAAAACAAAGAATTGAACAAGAAGTAGCTCAAAAGCTAAAATCTATGACACCTCAAGAGGTTAAAAGATATATGGCAAGAGAGCATCAAGATCCTGCTGAAGCATTAGCACATCAGTTACTTCAATATTTAATTCAAAAAGAAAATATTAGAATGAAGTTTAATAAGGGTTGGAAACATGGACTTATTTCTGGAAAAGAAATTTTTTGGGTAGGTATAGTGAATGGAGATCCAATTCTAAAAGTAATAAATCCTTTAAACTTTGATTATGATAAATCTTCTGAGAAAGATTTTATTGAAGATGGAGATTGGGCATGTTATGAAATGTCAATGACTCCTTCTGAAATAGCAAAGTATTTTGGTTCAGAACTTACTAATGTAGAGTTAGATGAGTTATATGAATCTTACAATAATACAAACTCTTTACCTGATGCAGCATTTACTTTCAGAGAAGATGGAGTCTCAGTAAATCTAGGTATTAGAGTTATACATGCTGAATGGAAAGCATTAAAACCTTTTAAATTTATTTATGGTATAGATCCAGAAACAGGAGAACCTTATGAGGATATTGTTGATGAATCTTATAAAATGAATATAGAAGCAGGAGACTATAAAGAAGAAACTGTATGGATCCCTACTAAATATGAAGGATATCAAATAGGGAATGATAAGTTTGCTATGTTAAGAGAAGTTCCAGGACAGCATAAAGATCTAACTAACCTATATGAATGTAAACTTTCTTATATAGGTTCTACTTATGATAATTTAAATTCTTCTACTACATCACTTGTAGATAGAATGAAATATTACCAATATTTCTTTAATATTTTATGGTACAGAATAGAATTACTTATAGGTTCTGATGATGGTAAATCATTATTACTTAATGCTAATTTAATACCTAAATCTTCAGGTTTAGATATTGAAAAATGGATGTATTATTTTAAAGTTAATAAACTAGGTTTACTGGATCCAACAGAAGAAGGTAATAAAGGAAATCAAAATATAGGTGAAGCTGCTAAAGAAATAGATATGTCATTAGTATCTGATATTCAAAAATATATGCAATTAGCAGAATATATTGAAAGAAGATGTGGAGAATCTGTAGGTATCACTAAGCAAATAGAAGGACAAATTGGTACTGAAGAAGCAGTAAGGAATACTCAACAAGCTTTAGTTCAATCAGCAAATATTTTAGAACCTTATTTTGATATGCATAATCTTATTAAAAGAAATGTATTACAAGCACTTATAGAAACTGCTAAAGTTGCTTATTCTGAATTACAACCTAAATCTTTATCTTATGCATTAGATGACATGTCAGTAGCAATGCTAACCCCTGATTATGAACTACTAGAAAATTCTACTTATGGCTTGTTTGTATCTAACTCTATGAAAGCAGATGAGACTTTACAAACTATGCAACAATTATCACATGCTGCATTACAGAATCAACAAGTTGAATTATCTGATGTACTTATGATTATGAATTCTGAATCTACTCAAGAGGCAGAAGAATTACTTAAAGTTGCTGAATCTAATAGAGCTGAAAGAGAACAAGCTATGCAACAACAACAAATGCAATCTCAAGAACAACAAGCTGAAGCTCAAAGAAATTGGGAAAGAGAAAAAATGGATAAAGAACATGAGCATAGAATGGCAGAGATTGATCTTAAAGGTGAAAAAGATATTCAAAAACAACTTATCTTATCTATGGGATTCAATGAAGATAAAGATCTTGATAAAGATGGAATGCCTGATGTACTTGAAGTTGCTAAATTTAATGTAGATGCTGATATAAAACAAAGAAAACAGGATCTAGATGAAAAGAAACTAGAACAACAGAAAAAAGAACACGAAGATAATAAAGCTCTTGAAGAGAAAAAAATAAAAGCTCAAGTAGCAAAAAAAATTAACTCAAGTAAATAAAAAATTTAAAAAGCTATTAGCTATGATTTTACATAGTTAAGTTTTAAACTGTAAAAAATTAAATAATTAATCTTAAATTTGCAAAACAATTATGGCAGATACAACAGAACAAACAGTAGAAACATCTCAAAATGGTTTAATGGACTTTAATTGGGATGAAAGTGGTGCAGACTCATTCTTTGGTTTAAATGAATTTGGTGAAGAACCAAAACCAATTGAAGAAAAAACTCCTAAACCAGTAGTACAAACTACTCCACCTCCTGTAACAGAAACAATAGAATCAGATAAAGAAGAAGTAGAGAAACAAGAAGAATTAAGTTTTTTTGAAGAAGAAGATAAAACTAAAAAAGAATCTACAACTGATAATACATTTTATGAAGATGTTTATAAAGATCTAAAAGAAGCAGGTATTTTTAAACATGTAGAACTAGAAGATGGGGAAGAGTTAGATGCTGATAGATTATTTGAGTTACAACAAGAAGAAATAGAAGCTGAAGTTACATCTAGATTAGATGCATGGGCTTCACAAGAACTAGATGAAGATGCAAAAGCTTTTATTAAATTTAAAATTCAAGGTGGAGATACTTCAGAGTTCTTCAAAACTTATCAAAATACATCTGAGATTACTCTTGGTGATATTGAAGATGAAGATTATCAAGATAATCTTATCAGGTATCAATTACAAAAAGAAGGATGGGATAAAGATGAAATAGAGGATAGATTAGAGTTTTTAACTGAATCTAATAAGAAATCAAAATTTGCTGAAAGATACCATGATAGATTGATAAAGGAACAAGAAAAAGAAAAACAAGCTTTAGTAAAACAAGCTGAAGAACAAAAAATTAGAGCAAAACAACAAGAGGAACAATTTAGAGTAAGTATTAAAGATACTTTGGATACTAATAAAGAAATTAATGGAATTAAGTTTACAGATAAAGATAAAGGTAATCTTATTAATTTCTTAACTAAAAAAGAAAAGTTAGAAGATGGAAGAGTAATAACAGGATTCCAAAGAAAACTCTCTGAATCTTTTAATGATCCAAAGAAAATAGCACTTCTTGCTAAAATTCTGAATGATGATTTTGATTTTAGTTCTTTTGAAAAATCAGCAATTACAAAGAAAACTAAAGAAATAAAAAGAAATATAGAGCAAAGGCAAAGCATGAGACCAACTGGTTCTGGAAGTTCATCAGGTGCAAACAGCTTAGCTAGCTTATTTGATAAATAAAATTTTTAAACAATTATGGCAACATTAGGAAGATTAAAAACAAAACAAATGCCTTGGCATGCTAACATGACTGAGTTAAATCACTTGGGAGCTGCTTTGATTGCTAAACCTACAGTTTTTGAAGGAAAGATGAATCAACTTTTCTCTGCTCAGAATTATTACTCAGATAACCCACTTTCAAGTATTGCTTGGACTTCAGGGGCTGAAAAAGTAGTAACTACAAATGAGTGGGAATGGAAGATGAAAGGTGCTAATACTAAACCTTTGGTTGTATTAGAAAATGTTGAACCTGCTGCTAATACTACATTAGGACAGGGTAGAACAACCTTTAAAATTAAACTTGATGAAAACTGGTTCGTAGCAGGTGATGTTATTAGCCCAGGAACAGCAGGACAAAGGTATCAATGTAGAATTATGGAAGAGCCTCAAAGACATGGAAATGGTTGGGTTTATATTGTAAGACTAGTAACAGATGACTTTAAAGCATTTTTACCAGCTACACTATTACAACCAGGACAACAATGGGCTAAACTATATTCTACTTATGAAGAAGGTGCTTCTCAAGATGGTTCAACACAATATGCTGCTCCACTTACATTGAGAAACTCTTTAGGTAAATTTAGAAAAAAATATATGGTAACTGACTATGCAGCTGAAGAAGTACTAGCAGTAAAAATTCCTGATTCAAAAGGAGGATACCATGATTCTTGGATTAAATATGCTGAAGTAGAATATTGGAGACAATGGTATAGAGAATTAGAAAGAGCTTACTGGTATAACAGAAAAGCAAAATCTATTGAAGGTTCAACAGGTAGATCTGTAGATTCATTCTCAGGTATACAAGAACAATTAGAAGATTCTCATACTCACTATTATACTGACTTAACTGCAAAACTTATTGAAGAATTCTTACTAGATATCTTCTATTCAAGAGTTAAACCAGGTTCAGGTAGAAAAATTAAAGTATTTACAGGAGAATATGGTATGT